TCAGGGGAAGACAAAGACGAATATAGAAATGCTTGTAGAATGACAGTAGCTCCTACAGGAACTATTTCTATGATTGCAGGATGTTCTAGTGGAATAGAACCTACTTTTGCATTAGTTTGGAAGAAAGCTAATATATTAGAAGGTAAAACTTTATATTATTCTAACAAATATTTTGAAGAAGATGCAAAAGAACATGGATTTTATTCCGAAGATTTAATGGAATATTTATCAAAGGGAAATTCTTTACAAGATAGAGACGAAGTTCCACAATGGGTAAAAGAAGTATATATCACTTCCCCTGAAATTTCACCTGAAGCTCATGTGTTAATGCAGTCAGTCTTCCAAAAATCTGTAGATTCAGGTATATCAAAGACAATTAATTTTCCTAATGAAGCTACTAGAGAAGATGTTCAAGAAGCTTATCTATTAGCATGGGAGACAGGTTGTAAAGGTATAACTGTTTATAGGGCTGGTAGTAGAGAAAAAGAAGTATTAGTTAAAGGAACGGACAAGAAAGAAGAACCTATCGTATGTTGTGATTCTCCTAATATAGTAGAAGAATCTGGTTGTGAAACTTGTAAATCATGTGGTTGGAGTCTTTGTCACGTTGCATAAAAAGTTAATAAGTTTAGTATAATAAAGATAGGAGATTAGTATGGCAATAGGAAATTTGCTTAGAGATAGAGAAATTCAGTATGTAGCTGTGAAAGATGAAACCACACAAACGTGGAGAATTTTAGATACATGGCATGAGGCATTAAAGAATTTCGATCCAGATGACGATGTACCTGATGATAGTGCAGCAGTTAATGTTCTAACAGAAGGACAATTTTTAGCTATAGTAAAAGAAGCAGCTAGATTGGGGGTTTTACAAAATGTAAATCTTTCTAATGTAGAAGATGTAGAAGAATTAGAAAATCAAGTTTTAGATTTAGAAAAAGAAATATCAGATTTAAAGTCTGAAATAACTAAAAATGAAACAGAAAAAAGTATTTTAAAGCAAGAACCTACATCTGAAAGTTTTATGATAAAAAAATTAGCTATGAACAATATCATGAAACTTGCAGCTATAGACGATGTAAATAATCTTGCATTATAAAAGGTGTAAAATATGGCAAAATTAGGTGATTACCTTCCAGAGGTACCTCAATTAGTTAATCAAATGACTGAATTCAATTCGCAATTGAATTTATTACAATTAATGAAAGCGAATTCAGAGACTTCGACAGCCCCAACATTAGGTCTTGATCATGTAGTAAATACATGGGTCAGACATCAAATGGCTTATAGACAACAATTAGTAATGGATATACAAACTATTACTTATTCAGTTGCTGAAATAAGGTCTCCATTAGGACATATAACTAGTGAAGTGTTTAGAAGGGGAGTAAAACTTATTCCAAAAGTTAAAAATCCAAGCATGGATGAGAAAAAGAGATTAGAGAAATTACTTCTAGACTGTAATATTTTTGACCAGACTTTAGAAGAAGTATTTAGACAGGTTCATTATGATATAAATTGTATAGATGATGGCTTTGTTTATATAGTTAAAGAGTATAAATCTGATGAGAATAATAAACTTACTTCTAGAGTTAAAGAAATAAGAAGATTAAATCCAGCTTTAGTAGAATTTGATTTAGATACTGCTGGATTACCTAAAAATGCTCATTTCATATGCCCAATGCATAGAGAAGAAGTAAATGAAAAACCCGGTAAGTGTGGTGTTTCCGGATGTTCTCATAAATTATGGCCAGCTATGTATAAATATTATCATAGAAACCAACATATATATTTATTTGATGGGGAAGTTATTCATGTTTCTAAGTTCTCTCCATCAGAAACATATGGTTGGTCGCCTATATTAACTATATTTGAAAAGGCTTTAACCCTTATAGGTATGGATAAAAATATTTACAGGTATTTTTTCGAGAGAAAAATGCCAGCTTCTATGGTAATGGTAACAACAGATGACCCAGAAAGTTTAAGAAGGGAAAGATCACATATAGCAGCCCAAACTAGAATAGACCCTAACTATATACCTATGGTAGCTGTATCTTCTAGAAACAATAGAGGTAGAGTTGATATGGTTAGGTTATTCCATACCCTACAAGAAATGGATTACTTACCTGTTAGACAGGAAATAAGAGAAAGAGTAGCTGCAATGTGGGGGGTTACTCCTGCATGGCAAGGAACTCCTGATGCTTTCGGTGGTTTATCAACTCAAACCCAACAATTAGTTGTTATGGGTCGTGTCGTTGAAGCAGATCAGAGATTATTTCATGAAAAAATTATTCCTTTACTTCTAGATGCCTTATCTGTAGAAGATTGGACTATTAAATTAGAACAACCTGAAGAAAAAGCTGAAGCCACTAGAATAAGTTTTGCTCAACAAAGAGCTCAAATAGCTAATCAGTTTTTACAAATGGGCTTTGATGTTAAATTAAAACAGAACGATGTTCCAATAGATGAAGCTGAGTTTATAATAGCAGGAGACCCTGTTCCAACAGCAAGAATGCAAGGAGAACAAACAGCTATGGCTTTAGAACAACAGAAAGAACAAGCTGAACAGATGAAATTGCAACAGGAACAGATGGCTGAAGGTGGAGAAGAAGGTATAGAAGAAGGTGTAGAAGAAGGTGGGGAAGAGATGGAAAAGTCTTTAAATATAGATGAAGAAGCTATAAAGACAGCTGTAGAGAAAGCTTTTACTCCTGATTTTCATGCTAAAGGCCCTGATAAAGAAAGAGATATAGATAAATGGGCTAAAAAAAGAGAGGAGAAAGCTGAAAATAGAGCCTATGGTTTTAAAGATTTGGGAGGAAACCCAAAGAATTATCAAAAATCTTGGGTAGAAGATTTATCAGAGCAAGGATTTTCGTCTCCAATAATTAAATCTGTAACAGATGATGGTTCTCAGATGTGGTTCTCTCAAAATAATGTAGATTATGTAGCTTCACTATCTCCTTCAGGGATAGTAAATGTAGAGAAAGCTTCTTTCACTCCATCAATTCCTTCAGTTTCATATAATCCAACAGGTTCAAATACTAGAAATAATAAAGATCGTAAATCTAATTCTTACCCAGATGAAAATGATGAGGAAGATTAACAATGCCTATTAAGAGAACTGATAAAGGGTGGTATTGGGGAAGTAAGGGCCCTTTTAAATCTAAAAGGAAAGCCCAAAAAGTTGCTCAAGCAGCCTATGCTTCAGGATATCAGAAGAGTTTTCAAAAAGGAAACATCACTAAAGTATTAGAGAGTATATTATATGATTTAAGAAAAGAGAATGGAGGATTTAATGGGGGTAGTGGGACAGTTTTTACTTCAACTAATGCAGGAATTTTCACTCCCACTTATGGTGATTCAAAATCTACTCAAAAACGAAAGAAGAACATTGAAGCTAAAAAAAGAGGGCATGAGTTAGTAAGTGGTAAAAAAACATCAGGAGTAGAAAAACTTCAAAGATGGATGTCAGGTAAATCACCTGTAAAAAAGATAAAAAAAGATGCTCCATTATCCAAAGCAACTCTTACAGGAAGTACTTCAGGATATCAAACCCAACCTGTAAATAATATTATGCGAATAGATTGGCAAAAACCACACAAAGGTATGATTAGACATAAAGAAAATGACGATCCTAAATTTATAGAAAGAGATGGGAAAGATGAAAAAGAACAAGATTTATCTGTAATAGAACAAAATGATTTTCAAAGAAAGGTAACTGAAATGGATGAAGATAATAAACGAAAAACTAGAGGAAGAGATACAACAGAATTAGATGGTGAAACTTCTGCGACTGCAGCAGCAATGCAATTTTCAAAACAACCTAATAAGTTTGGTAATCCTCAAGATGATGAATTATTAAGAGGGTCAAAAAAAGACAAATCTAAAAAAGAAAATGTAGTAGATTTTGAATTAACAAAGAATACTACTTTACAAAAAATGGATAGAGTGATAGAATTAAATGAAACTGAAGATATAGACATGTTAACTGCAATTTCAAAAGTATTTTTAAAACATGAAGAGTAAGGTTTTATCTAAACAACTATGCCCTAAATGTGAAGGCAAGATGTTTACAAACCAAGATTACGATTTACAATGTTTATATTGTGGAAAAATTTTAGTATTAAAGATTAGGAGAGAATATGATTCCAGAACAGGCAAAATCAGAGATAATAAGAAAACACGCAATGGGGGAGACTTGGACA